CCCCCCCCTCATGTAGAGGGAATAGTTCCTCTAGACAATATTCTCTACGTGTCTAGAAGAAAAACTCTTATGTCGCGATGCAAATTCTCCAATTCACCATAAGAGTTAAGACAAATCAATAAACGGCTGACTTGTCTACTGTATCAACCTCTTATAGCCGTTTATTCTATAAAAGTTATTAATAACAGTAACGTGTGAGTTGCACGATTATCTCTAAATTTCGTGAGATTACTCCGTTCATTCCTTTTTATATCTATACACCTCCAACTGCAGATCTGGAGGCGACTTATGTGTTAAATAGTTACCTTCTCTTGACGGAATGAAAGTTCCAAGATATTCTACCTATTAACGCATAAGATTTTTACGCGAATTTAATTAATACGATTTATACTCGACCGTATTCGCAGTATACATACACTGCTCTAATTCTAATTCTTATATACATTTGACTAGTTATTGTGCTGGATTGAATATTAATGTGACTAGTTAATGAGACTAAACTATCTTGTTGGAAAAAAGAAAACCTCGCCACCCGTAGGCAGCGAGGTCGGTAGATAGCAGACTACTCAAGTTTCTTCCACGTGGACGCAGGTTCATCAGCCTGCTCATCCTTCAGACGGACGATATCAACCTGTCTTACTTGGACAGATTGAAAATCACGGCCTTCTTTCGGCGTGTATTTGTCGATAGGCTGATTGTGGTTGGTGACCTTGATAGTCGCTCCAACCAACTGCGGAACTGTCTGCTGTATCCACTCGCTGGCAGCACCGTTACCTGACATCTTTATCAGGTTGTTGTTGCTAACAACGAATGGCAGCACCACAGGATTGCCCTTGATGGTGTAGCGTGTCCTCTCTTGTCCCCAGTTGGTGCACTCCAACTGGTAGTCAGACTTACCGTCGGTGATGCGATAAGCACGATGGACAGAGAGCTGCGACAGCCCATTTCTGTCCTCGTAGACGGAAAAGAAGACGAAGGCTTCCTTGATGGTGTAGGTGCCATCAGGTGTCGGCATGAAGCGGCGACGTTTGATAGCGTCATCGAGGAGAGCCACCAAGTCAAGATTGGCAGCGTCGAAGTTGGGATCAGCCTTCTTACGTTGGTCGACCAACAGATTCAGCACTTGCTGCAGGTTGGCCTCGTCGATGTGGAGGTTAGCAAACTTCTCATTGTTGATAGTGTCGCGAACGGTCTGTGCCATAGCGATAGTGGTTTAAGAGGCGTTAGGGAATGCCTCGGTAGGCTCTGCGTCTTTCCGCTGAACCGTAGTAAGTCACAGACGAAGATTCGGTCGTCTGAGCCCGTAGCATTGGATTGACTTCCGAAGAAGCCACGACGATGCTCTCGCCGTCGCCCATATCGTCGCATCTGAGATGCCTTGACGACGCCGTTCAACAAACTCGGCAGGACTCGCAGTAGATCGAAGGAACGAAGCTACAACTTCTTCTACTGCTCACAATAATTTTTCTGATTTTATCTGACTAGTTATTGCCTGATTTTGATTTCATTTTCCATCCGAGACCCCGGAGGGGCCATTATTGGGTAGTGTACTCTCCCTCTCTTCTCCCTCTCATATTTCTCAACATTTTAATTTTCCTTTCCTATTGGTGTTTCAAATTAATTTAAATATTTTACACACTTTTGACTTTAAATTAAAATCATTTCCCAAATTAAACACGGGAGGGGCCATTTTTATAAGTACCTTATTAATTGAGCGATTATTCACGTCATTAAGTATAGAATCCTAAGTATAATATTAAGTATAGAATCTATATAACCTATTGAAAATCAAGAAGTTACAAAGATTAATCTCTCGACTGAGAAATTGATTCTATCATTTCAGAAATTGAATCGCTCATTTGAGAAATTAATTCTATCAACTGTGAAATCGCCTGAGAATCAATAAGTTACAAATTCTATCAGAAAGTACTTGGATTTTGATAGAAAAATATATATAATATAATATATGGAAAATGAATCAAAGAAACACGTTCAACTCCCTAATAACATGACTAAAGACGGATTAACTCCGCAAGATTTATTAGTATATGTATCTATTAAAAGATATGCCACAAATAATATTGCAACCCCATCTTTACCAGTCATAATGAAACATTGTGGAGCATCTGTTAATACAGTTCGTAATTGTATTAAACGCTTAGAAGATAAAGAGTATATCACTGTTAAAAAAGTAGGGAGATCTAATCAATATATATTTTCTTCCTATAAAAAGTTTGAACCGTTCAGTGACGCATTTTTAGATAACGATCAGTTATCCTTTATAGAAAAAGCATATATTTTATCTGCACAACAATATATGTTTAAAGATATAGAAGATTTTGGAAAAATTACTTATACTAACAAAGAATTAGCTCCTCTTATTAATATGTCTGAAGCGACAATTTCAAGATGTAATCGAAGTTTAGAAAACAAAGAATATCTCACTACTATTAAGACTGCTCAAAAAGATTTAGATGGCAATATTGTTCACGAGAAAGTTTTTCATTTAAATGAATTAGGTCAAAAAGTAATATGGGCTCTCTGTAAACACGACGAAGAAATCCAAGAAAATACTAAAAATATTAATAACCTTCAAAATAAAATAGAATCTCAGGATAAGTTAATACATCAATTGATGGAAGAAATTAAAGAATTGAAACAAGATAAACAAACTAAAAACCCTTTAATTATTGACTAATGTTATATTTAATACAAACAGGAGAATTTTATAAAATTGGATATAGTAAAGATTTCGACACTTTAAGAAGTCGTATTAAAATATATAAAACGCATAATCCAATTTTTAAATTACTAGATATTAATTTAGGAACACGTGATGATGAAACAATAGTTCATCAAAACATTGAATTAGATGACGGAGAGTGGGCTAAAGATAAAGAAGCTACTTTAGATTTATGGTTTTCATTAAAAGAGCCAATTGCTCAGAAACTTATAGACGGAGAAAAGGATTATACTGATTATAATTGTTTACGTACCATTCAATTAGAAGAAGAGAATGACAAGCTACGTTTAGCATATCGTTCTCTTATAGAAAAAATCATTCCTACAATACTTCATCAAGAGGAACGTCTTCAGCAAGTTGAAAATAGTTTAGGATATACCGCTCAGATATCTGAAGAAAACGAAGAATCCTTAAAACTTCTCAAAAAAGCAATTGAATAACTTTTCCTTCCTCCTGCTTGACAATGGAATAAAAAATGATTAAAAATTTCCACAATTTGTCTTTTAACATTTTTTAACTTGGAAAATTTTTAAAGGAAGTATATATATTAGGTATAAACAAAATTTAAATACTATGATAGAAAATTTAATTAACAACGACTTAATCAATGATATTCTTACTGCTATTTCAGAAAATAAAGAATATTCATTCGATCAAGATGGATTGAAAATTAATGCATCCAATAAAGATGGACATTTACATTTCTCTTGCTCTTATACTGAAAATAAGCCAAATGAGATCGAGAAGAATTGCCAAGAAAATAGAGATAAATTTTATGAATATTGCCAGTCTATTGATTCCGATTTATTTGTAGAAACCTGCGAATCTCTTAATCTTCAAGAGATCACTGCTATGATAGAAAGTGATGATAGAATGGATGAAGGAATTAGTATCTTTATAAATGCTCTTAAAGAAATCGCCAGCCAGAAAGTAATTGAATGCGGTAACGAAATCATTCTTTTAGAAGAAAAAATTAAAGATTTAGAAGATAAAAAGAATATGTATAGTAAATATACTATTTAATAAGCTCGCTGTCAGCTATAAAGACAGCAAATACTGTGGTATTGCATAATGGTAGTGCCTTAGTCTCTAAAACTAATGGTCCCGGTCCGAATCCGGGTACCACCGCCAAATTTAATATTATATAACGATGGTTAATAAAATAGAAATGCTTGACGATAGTCAGTTTATTGAATTAATTACAAGTTCTACATCAACAGCAGATGTGCTGAGAAAGTTGAACTATTCCGTGAAAGGGAATTCATGGGCTTATTAGATTATAAAGGACAGAATGACGAAGTTACAAATTTCTTTTATAAAGAATTCTATTCAAAATGTAACACATAAAGAAACAACTCCTCTAGATGATATTTTAATTGAAAATTCTGATTATCCGAGTAGTCGACTTAGAAGTCGTCTTATAAAAGAAGGATTAAAAGAAGAAAAATGTGAGAAGTGTAAAATAACAGAATGGCAAGGAATGCCATTAAATTTTGAACTTCATCATATTAATGGTATACATACTGACAATAGATTGGAAAATTTACAAATCTTATGTCCAAATTGTCATAGTCAAACTGAAAATTATGGGTGTAAAAATCATCAAATGTCAGTTAATCCTTCTTCTCAAGAGATACCAGAGTCAGTTAAAAAGGAAATTATGGACAAAGTATCAGAAGTAGGAGTAATAGAAGCTAGAAAGCAACTTTCATATAGAAATTCATTAATTAATAAAGTTGTTAAAGAGAATCACAATATAATAGTATTAATCTCTCCAAATGGAAAAGAGCTTGAATTCCCAACTATTAAAGGGGCTGCCATTTATATTAATTCAATTTGTGGTTTAGGAGCTTCCGTAGAAAGTGTGCGAAGTAACTTAAGCAACATTCTTGCAGGCAGACAAAAAAGATGCCAAGGATTTACATGTTATAAAAAACAGCAAATATAAAAAAATATATGATATATGAATCTTGAAAAAATGTATAATGAAAAAAGTGCAAGACACTTAGTAAAAACTCCTGTACTTTGTACTCCAGAATTATTTTTTGATAAATATAAAGGCGGAGATGCAGTAGTAAAAACTCTTATTGAAGACCTACAGCATGTTGTATCTGATGTAGCTTGGTTTAAAGAGGCAGGGAGAGAAAATGAACAACTGTGTATAGATTTTTTAGACGCATTAAATAATTTATCTACTAGACTATGATTAATGTAAAAGCGACTTTAAATAATTTACATAATGTTTTACCCGACGCGGATGTAGAAACATTACTCAAAATAATAGATGCTATTGTAGATGATAATATTGTATATCCTACAATTACATATCCTTATCCACAAGTTTATTGTTCGACCACGTCTAATGGATAGTAATTTTCAAAAATTAATTGTTCCTCTTGAGCTTTATACCGATGAAGTTTTTATAGACACACTAAATAAACTAGAGCCAGTCTATAATAGGAGACAAGGAACAACGAGCAGACAATTTTGCTTAAAAGTAGATTTAACACAATATTTTGATTCTATTAAAGTATAGAATAAGGAACCAAAGAATTATCGATTTGAAATAAAAAAGCCGATTCGCAATTAAGCGGACCGGCTTTTTTTTATTTTCTTCATCTTAACCATTTGATCCTTTACCTATTTTTCCTATAGAATCAAATAATCCTTCACAACCTAAGCAAGTGCAGGCAGCTACAATAACAGCTGTAGCCATATCAGGTGTATTAGTTCCTGTAATACTACAGTAAATAAAACAGAAACAAGTTACTAGAATAAGAAGTAATCCTGAAACTCGTTTACTTGAAATACGGCCTGTTTTGCCAGAACTTACCATTTGTGTACAAAATTCAGCAAATGTCATTTGTTTAAATTAATTAGTGAACCAATTGCATATAAAATCTTTACATACCACTTTTGTGGATGATTTAAATCTATATCCTTGACCCTATCTTGATATAATCCTAATCTGTATAAATTATTATGTGTAATCCATTCTCTTATCATAGAGTTATTACTTCTATAATCAAATGGAGTTTTCATTGTAATATTACTATCATTTAAATATTCACGTAATATATTTAGGATGTTTTTCATAGATTCTCTAATCTTAACTTTATAAGAATCTGTAATATGAATATTATTATTTGTAATAGTAATATTATGAGAATATATGGTTGTTTCAATTTTATTCATATATTATTTTCGTATTAGTTTGCCGCCTTTAGCAAGAGGTTTGGCTCCTAGTCTTTTCCTTAGATTGTTTAAAGCTTCATTAAATTCTTCTAAAGACATATCTCCAACACCTTTAGCCCCTACAACTCTTCCATTAATTAGTCTAGGATGTGAACCCATACCTATACTTTTCATTAATTCATGTTCTATTGAAGACGCTCTATCGTAATATATTTTATCATATCTGTGATCTAATGTAGCATTCAACATTTCAGATAGTTTATCTCCCACTGTATTGTCTGTTCCAAAAGACAATGTTACCAAATCATCGTGCCCAAAGGATGTTCCATCGGATAATGTAATGACTGGATCATCTCCATATTTTTTATACAATTCTTCTATTTTATTTACATCACCTCTTGCATTTTTATACTCATCAACTACTTTATTTAACTTACTTATTTCACTTTCTGTAACATCTGCCTTCAAACCAGTTTTAGTTTCTAGTAGTTTATAATCTTCTAATGAAGGTCTTCTATATAAAGACTGCTCAAATTGTCTTCTTAATAAATTTGCTTTTTCTCCTAAATCTCGGTCTCCTTGCTCTTGTTCTGTTTTTTTAAGTCGTTCTAACATCGACACTTTACCTTTTCCGTCTTTAGTGCCTTTAATAGTAGCTCTATGAGCATCTCTTGCAGCTAACAAATCAACAGGAGTTTTTGGAACATTAAAACCTAAAGATCTTGCAGTTTCGTTTAATCCTTCATCATAACTCCAATAAGTAATATCTTGCGGTTTAAATCTATTTCGCAAATCAGATGCTCTAAAAAATGTATCACTTGGTTTTATTGAGAATGGTGTTATCCCTTTTAATTGAGATTCGTTTATGAACATTAAAGCTGGCATTTCATATAAATCTCCATAACTACTATGATTAGCTGCCCTCATATCTGTTGCAAAGTTTGCCAACATATTGTCTTTTGGAACCAATTCTACAAAACCGTTTTCGTTCACTATAGGAACGTGCCTTAATGCTCTAATAAATTGCATTCCTGGATTTAAAATTTCATCTAATGTTGGAATGTTACTACCATCACGTACATAACTATTTGGTCCAAGTACAGTTGGTGCTTTGTTATTTATAATTAATTGAGTATCTGGATTTAAAGTTTTTAGTATGTTTTGATGATTCATTTGATTATCTTTAATGTCTTGAAAAATAATTGCATCAGCACCTTGTTTTTGCGCAAATCTTTCCAATCCGTTCCTAGTACTATTTTTAGTATTTGTCTATAATTCTCCTATTTGAACCATAGGCTTTTCTAATTCAACAGTTACATTATGTACATAAGGTCTTTTTGCTAAAAATCCTTTTGTAGGGGCAGTTCCTTCAGCTATATATATTCCATAAGGAGCGTTATGTGTTGTTCTTGCCCAGTTTTCATACCAAAAATTCGGATCAAACGTTTTTTCATTAGAAGCATGATAACCCGTAAATGTTTGTTTTGGTGCCCAACCTATCTGCCCAGGTACGCCTATAGTTTCATCAAGTTTAGTAGCTTGTTTAATTCCTCTTTTTAATTCTCTAGAAACTACATAACTTCTAGCAGCATTAGGTAATTGCTACATTCCGTTAAATATTATTGGCAATCCAAATCCTACTCCAGCTGTTATAGCAGCCTCTTTTGGCCTTCCAGTTGCTCCATAATAGCCAGACTCTAAAGCAGTCATTAGATAAGGAGCTGCCACATACCCCACTAAATTAGCAGTATTTAGAGTATTATCATTTACTTCGTCTACAGTCATATCGTGATTTGCACCTAAAGCTCGACCAAAATTAGCAGCCTATTCATTAGCTTTTTGTTTAATTTCCTATTGTATAGCCATATTATGATCTCTTTGTCTTTGTGTAGTACTTCTAGTATCTACTTTTAATTGAGGCTATCTTTTCTAATATTCTTCTATCATTTTCTACTACTATTCAGCCTAATACTTTTCCTATGCTTCTTTTATTTCAAAAGAATTAGGTGGTCTAGCATAAAAAGTATTATCAGCCACCGCTGTCTATCGAGGTAGTATGAACTGAGTACCTAACTAAGCTTTCTTAATTAATTTTTTCATATTTTTTAGATCCATTTATAATATTCGCAATATCCTACATATCTTGTGCATACTCTTTGTAAAGAATCTCAGCTAATTTATTGACTAGCTTTTTAGTATTTGGATTTGCAAGATCAAAGCTAGCTAGCGTGTCCGTACTCATTCTAACCAATTATTTCCAACAATAGCAATCATTAAGGCAGAAGAATCCAATTGATTACCAAAGTCGATTCTATGCCACAAATCTCTTAAATAAGGACCTAATATTTCCTCATTTTCCTTTTTATTTAATTCGATAAGTTCTTGCTCTTTAGCTTTGTAAGCTTTAAATTCTTCCCATTGCTATATTTCAGTAGCTCTATCGAGAACTTTATTGAATCTATCTAAAAGATATTCTTTATTTAATGTATCCATATTTATTTTTATTTTCTAGCTAATTACTAATTATATTGGCTAACACATTCATACTAAAATCATTCATATTTTCGTTATTAGCCATAGAAATCTTATACTAAATATAACCTATAATATTTTTAAGCAATTTGTTATTTTCTTCTGTAAGTTTTAGAAGTTTGTCGAATTTTTCATCATCCATTTTTTATTTTGATATTAACTTTAATACACCACCTGTCTAGAAGTATTTTGCGCCGTTTGCGCTTCTAAATTTTCTAGTTGAAGCATCTGGACGAACATATCCATAAGTAAGTGCTCTAAGTGCAGAAGATAAATCAGTTGCGTTTATAAATACTTGCTGTGCTTCTTTTCCAGTTTTATATCCAGAACCAGTTCCGCCGTGACTCCAATGATTTGCATTAAAATCTCCAAATATAGTGTCATATAAATATTGCATCTGATTAATACCTATTCCCGGAATTCTATCACCCCTCCATCCTAAATAGCCATAAGCACCGTTACCATGAGATCCTGTAGTACTTCCTTCCTAGACTACATTATAAAGTATTGCCTATCTTTGAGGTAATCCTATGTTTTTCTGTATTAAATAATTATCTAAATCAGATAATAATTGATTATCTACTTTAAGTAAAGTACCGTCCTGATTTACTATTGTATTAAATTTACTTAAATTAACTGGAGTTAAATCAACGTTGTTTATATTATTAGGAATTTTAATACCATCGATTGTTTTGACTTGTTTAATAGGCTATGAAATATTTAAAGTAATACCTTCCTATATTTTATCTGGATTAGTGATGTTTGGATTTAATTGCTGTAACTACTAAACATTCATCCCGTATTTCTAAGCAATTCCTCCAAAAGTATCTCCTCTTTGTACTTTATAACCTTGCTAAGCTTTTGGTATTAAATATAAGTAATTATTTTCTTTAAATGCATTATCTTCCTAAAAATATTCTATAAGTCCTCCTTCCTTATGATGCCACTTCTTTGCGTTTTGAGCAAATATAGCTCTCTTCCTAGTGAGAGGATTCTTACTATGAGTTAATTCTTCAGTAGTCTTACCAGTACGTTTTTTAGTAGCATTAAACTTACCTTTATTTTCTGGTTTAATTTTAATACCTGATTTACCTTCTTCGACTGGAAAGTAATTAATAAATATTTTTTCCATAAAATTTAAATTAATTAGTGTATTTATATCTTTTACTTTGTCTATTCTAATTATATATATATTAATAATATGTTTAAAATGGAAATAGATTATAATAGTATTAACAGTTAATGATAAATGTTTTTATGGATAAATTGAAGTATGACAAAAGAAATGGAGATATTTGCTTCAGAGAAGAAGATCATAAGTATTTTGATGCAAATAATCTTGATAGAAAATTTGTATCTGTAACTACTATGATTCATTCTTTTACCCAACCATTTGATAAAGAATTCTGGTCGGCTTACAAAGCATTGGAAAAACTCTTGCCGTCAGATGTTTGGCAAATTGAAAAGAAGTCTCTGTTAAATTCTAAAAAGTTTGATCCTCTTCTTCTTGAAACTCATGGTATCAAGGAAGTTGAATTTAATAAAATACAACAAGGAATTTTAGATGACTGGGCTACTGAAAATGCTAAGTCTTGTGAGCGAGGTACTAAAATACATTCTGAATTAGAAAATAGCCTTTATAAAAAAGCACAGAACATAGATTTAAAGAAATATGAAATTGGTGGTAAATTTGAATGTAGAAAAGATTATACCGATTTAGATTTAGAGGAGGCTATATATCCTGAATATTTAATTCACTATATATCTAAAGATAAAACATTCGCAGTCGCAGGACAAATTGATTTATTAGTTAAAAAAGGTAATCATTTAATTTTAGGAGACTATAAAACAAATAAAAAAATAGAACAGAAAGGCTTTTTTAATTCAAAAACAAAGTCAACTACTAAAATGAAGTTTCCTTTAAATAATCTTGATGATGTTAATTATAATCATTATGCTCTACAACTATCTACTTATGCTTGGATTATGCAAAAAATTAATCCAGACTTTATTATTGAAGATCTGGTTTTAATTCATTTTGATCACAATGACAACATGACTATATATCATGTTCCTTATCTTAAAAATGAAGTAGAGAAAATGCTTATCTTTTATAAAAAGCAACAAGCCTTAGAAGAATCAAAAAATAAACATCAACCGATTATATATTAATATGAGTTTCGCTGAAGAACGATTTAAAATTTGTAAAAACTGTGCTATATATGATATAAATACACAAGTATGTTCTGCACAATTATGGATAGATCCTATAACAAATACAGCTCATAATAGTCCTGCTCCAGGAAGAATTAAGGGATGTGGTTGTTATTTACCTAATAAAACTAAAAGAGAAGAAAATTCATGTCCGGCAAAGAAATGGTAATTAAATGGATAAAGGCCTTCTTTTCTAAACATTTTATTAAAATAGTAATTGGTAATTTCCGACGTCTATTTGGAATTACTCCAGATTATTATCAGCAACGTTATAAGATTTGCAAAAAATGTTCTAATCTAGAAAGAACGCCAATTGGAGAGATTTGTGGTTTATGTGGATGTCCTCTTAAATCAAAGTTACGAGTAAAAGATGAAAAATGTTTAATGAATAAATTTTAATGATTATGAAAAATGGTTTGTTAAGTGAGCAAGAAAAACTTGCAATTAAAGAAAATCCTAATGCTGAAATTATTTTAGGTACTAATGGAGAAACAGTATTGAATGAAAAGAAAGCAAAAGATAGAGACAGATTTAATGAACAAGTTGATACTTTTACTAAAAGATTTGATGAACACTCTAAACAAATGGAAGAGTTTGCTGAAAAGGTATCAGATAAATTAAATGGTCTTGAAATTATGCCTGTCTACGCATATATATTAGTAGAACCTTTTAAAGAAAATCCGTTCCAACGGATTAAGAAAACTGATAGTGGTTTACTTATTACTAATGGATTTGCTCCTCAATATAAATCGGAAGAGGATGGAAAGTGGCACGAAGAAGAGTCTTTTGTAACTGTCGCTAGTGTTGTAGAGGTTGGTCCTACTTGTGAATTTGTTAAACCTGGTGACTTAATTATGTATCCCACAAAAGCTGATATAACTGTTCCATTCTATAATACTGGATTTCGTCTTGTTCACGAACAACGTGTTATGTGTGTAATAAATGAAGGTTTAACAGATAGAAAAAACAACATTAAGAATGGAAACAAACTATGATGATAAGACATTCTTCAGACCTGGAGATGTCGTAACTCTAAACAAAGATGTTCCTAACAAACCTATTATGATTGTGGTGAGAAAGGAAACAAATTTTTACAAAGATGAATATTCCAATACTTAGCTTCGTGGAATTAGATGTCGCTGGTTTTCAAACGATGGAAAACTTCAAGAAGCTACTTGGAGTACAAAAGATTTAACACTTGTTAAATAATGAATAATATACAATATTTTTCTAATGGTATCAGACGTTATCAGGTTGGAGGTAGAACTTCTTATCAAGGAATTCCAAATGCAAGTAATGCCTTAGATGCTCAGTTTTTATCTGACATGAAACGTTGGCAAAACGGAGAAATCGAATGGACGGACGATATGTCTCGATACTATACAAATGTTTCAACAGATGCTAGATACAATCAAGCAGGAAAATAGTGGCAACAAGTTAATTCAGATGTAAAAGCCTGGGAAACTCCAGGAGCTAGAGACTCTGAAGGAAGAATTAGTCTTCCTGCTGTTACAGTAACAGCTAGACGAAATTCTAATCAAAGAAACGAACCTCTGAGGGATATTTATGGGATACCAGAGAATTACACTGAATCTGAAAGAAACTTTATAAGAAGAGTATAGGAAAGACCAAATTATAAAGGAATTATGTATGGAATGGATGCTGCTGCGGTTGCTCCATTTTTATTAGCCGCGAGTGGTTTAGGAGCAGGCTCGGGTGTTACTAGTTAGGTTACTCGTACTCTTGGTTCTAGTTAGACAAACATACCAGCATCAATACAGTATTTTAGTTCGCAACCCATTTCTTCAGGTACTAGAATAGCTTTAACAGCTAATGGAACTGCAGTTGCTATTCCTTCAATTAGTGTAAACACTCCTGGATTAATGACAACTTTAGGCGCTAATACATTACTAGGAAAACTCTTGTATGATAGAACTATGAATGCAGAAAATGTCGCGGATCGTCGTCAAGTCTAGGCAGATGCTATGGCTCAAGCTAATGAAGAGGAAGCAGCTCCTGTTAATTCATAGCCTGAACCAGAACAGCCTAATAATTCACAGGAACCGAAAAATCCTAAAGAACCGAATAAATTATCGAAATGGTTAGGTAAACAAATGACGAATCATCCTATCAGAACTATTGGCTTTATAACTGCACCTATTTTTGGAATAAATGCAATTCGCTCTATCAAAAGAAATAACCAAGAAGCAAATGAAAGATTGGGTAATCCTTCGTCAGCTGCAGAACAAACTCTTCAATAGTTAAATGGAAATTCTGTCACATAGGATACAGTCGCACCTCTATCAATAGATCAAATTATGCACGATTATGATTCTTTATTGCAATATCAATCGCAATTTAAAACGGATACACTTTAATAATTAAATATGGCAACTCAAAATACACAACAAGACAAACAGATGGTTGCTTATGTGCAACAACTAGTAAAAGCAGCTAACAGCGAAGACGAGAAAACTGCTAAAGAAGCTCAAACTCAGATTAATATTATTTTAAAAGCTTATCCTATTCTTTCAGAGTTAGCTAAACGTGCTCAAGAGGGAGAGGATGAAACAGCTATGGCTAAATATGGAGCAAAACTTAATTATTTAGATAGTCTTATAAAAGGCGTTCCTGAAGGTTATGATGTTGAATATCGTCGTAATGGAGGTAATGTTACTAAAACTGTTGTTAAAAAAGAAACTCCAAAAGCAAAGACCCAAGAACCTGCTAAAAAATCAAATAAGGAAGTTACTTACTTTGATAAAAAAGGAGGAAAAACTGCAACTTGCGCCAAATGTGGAAAACCTATGGCTGAATGTAAGTGTGGTGGGAAAGCTGCAAAAAGATATTTTGGAGGAATACTCTAATTAATTATTTAATGGTATGAATGTGTTTGTATATGATAATGTAAATAACAGAATAGAACTTAATGAGCCAGAAATCCTTTTAGTAACCGAATTTAGGAATTTACTTGAAAGGGATAAAACAAAAGAAAAGAAACGATTATTCAGAGAATTTACTTATATATACTTAGCATTGGATTGGAAAAGTCCTTATAATCAATATGCGGAATAGGAGCGTCATTAGGAAGCACTTAATGACGCTTCTTTAACTGAAGAAGAATTTAATGATCCTATATTTCGAGAGGCATGTAGAAAATACAAGAAATTACAAGAATCGAATACTTCTTATCAATTGCTACAAGCAGCTGAAAATGCAGCTAGTAAATTAATAGACTACTTTAATATTATTGTAGATTTTAATGATAGGAAGGAGGATGGTACCCCAATCTTTAAAGCTAAGGATGTAATTACTGAATTAAGTAATGTAAGTAAAGTACATGAAACGCTCAAAGAGTTGAGAGCTGTTATACAAAGAGACCTTCAGGCTAAGTCAACATTACGTGCTGGTGCTGAAGAAGACTTTGACCCAGGAGAGTTTTAATTATGGCAAATAGTAAAATTGTAAAACAACATAAGACAGCAGTTAAGACAATTAAAAGTAGTCTTGCTAAAAAAGCTGCAACTTCTAAAGCTACTGTGCCAGAGGTTAAAGAAACTCCTTCTGATATAATTACTGAGCTTAAAGAAGATATAAAAATAGAAGAAACAAAATTAAAAGAAGCACAATAGTAGTTTAGATGGGACGTTCCTAAAAATAGCGATATTGATTATTTTGACGCATCCCTTTCTTATGAGCTTACAGGATATAAACCTATTACTGATAAACGTAGTTTAGATTTTAATCCAAAATGGTTTATGGAAGCTAGAGATACTTACGAAAAAACTGGAAAGTATTGTGCGTATCTTTTTGGTAGTAAAAAATTTAGGGAATTCTGGACAGAAGAATATAGACGTTGTAGAGACGGTTATACCTCTCATGGTTATACTCTGACTGGATTTCATTATTTCTTTTTAAATTATTATACACTTCCGTTAATTAATAAAGTAAAAGAAGCTGGATCGGGACGTCCTGAAGGTTTTCCTGATTTTACAGTGGCTCAATATATGTGGTGGCATTATTTAGACTTCTGTAAAAAGAAGAGAAAGAATGCATCACTAATGAAAGCTAGAGGTCTTGGTTTTTCCGAATGTATGGCATCAGCAGCAACTTGTGAATTTACTATTATTAGAGAAAGTATGTCTATTATTACTTGCTATGATGCTGGTAAAGTAGATAGAACTTTAAAAAAGGTATGGCACGCGATGGCTTTCTTGGATAAAAATACTCAAGGTGGTATGAGTAAAAATAAACAAATTAGAAATACCACTATGGAAAAAACCTCTGGTGAATTTATTATGCAAGAAGGTACAAAAGTTTAGTCAGGATGGCAATCTACTGTACAAGGAATTGTAGCAGATGATCCTCAGAAGATTAGAGGTGACCGTGCCGACTTACTAATATATGATGAGGCTGGATCATGGCCTTTGTTAGAAAAAGCGGTTATCCAAGGCGAAGCTCTTTTAACAATTAATGGAAACAAGTTCGGATTAGGTGTATTTGGAGGAACTGGTGGTGATAAAGGTCCAAATCTCGAAGGGTTAAGACATATTTATTATGATCCTCGAGCTTATGAAGTCATGCCCTATAGACATAATTGTACATCTAGTGGCGAATATGTTGAAACAGGATTTTTCTTACCTGCATATTCGCAAATCTATGAAACAATGGATGCTAGAGGATACTGTGAGCCAGAAGCATCTAAAGCAATTTTACAAAAAGCAAGAGACCTAAAATTGGCTAATCCTTCAGCTTATCTTATTCACTGTGCTGAGTATTGTTGGACAGCTGAGGAAGCGTTTGCGATGGAAGGAGAGAATAAATTTAATAAAGTTTTAATTGCTGAACAATTAGCTAATATTCGTCTTCATAAAATCGGGCCTAGACCACAAAGAGGAACATTGTCTTATATTTTTAGTGACGACTCTAGAAATATCGATAAAATAATGGGGTTTAGCTGGAAACCTGATAATAATAGTAAATTACAAATTCTTGAACATCCATTATGGACTCCTCTTTATCGTAGTTAGATTGAAAATGATTAGAAGAAAAATCCGGATAGAATTCCTGATGAAATTGTTACTTATTCAGAAATGTAGGATTTGTATATTGCAGGAGTTGATGGTATCGATATTGGAAAAGCCCAAACTTCGACACAAACTAAAGATCCATCTGATTTCTGTATTGTTATTATGAAACGAGCGATGGGATCTCATGAACCTACAATTGTCGCTATGTATAAAGACCGACCTAACGAGATTAATACTGCTTATAAAATTGCATTAATGTTAATCAAATATTATAATGCGAAGGTTAATGTAGAAGCAACTCGTGTAGGTTTTTTAAACTGGGTGAAAACTGCTGGCCAAATGAGATATTTCATGAAACGACCTAGAGCTACTCTTGCTGATATAAGAACAGGTAGTACAAAGGCTTATGGCACACCAGCAACCGCAGCTATTATTGAAATGCAAACAGATTTAATATAGTCTTACGTAGAAGATTATTGTCATAATATCTGGTTTGAAGAAGTCCTCGATGAGTTAGAACGATATAATGACGAGAACAAACGTAAGTTTGATATTATAGCTGCACTTGGTATGGTAATGTTAGCTGACTAGGAATTAAATGCCAGAGTACCTTCTAAAGTTGAAGACTAGTCCGTAAAGTTTCAAGATTATGGATGGTGGACAGATGAAAAAGGTTATAAACATCATGGAGTTATTCCAAAAGATTTAAAGCCTCAAATAAAATTTTCACAATTTCCTGATGAAAGAAAAGCTTATGACCCATACAGAATTGAAAGCAGTGATCCAAGACTTAATCCGGGAATTACATGGTAAAGAATTTCTTGGAAAGATTGAAATTAAAGATGAATAGCCTGAAGGATATACTATAAAATTTGAAACAATATAGGATAGACCTTATTCATATACATTTACAATGTCTGATGATAAAGTTATTTAGCATTTGACTGAAGAATTACGTCATGCTGCATTTCTTATAGCAAAAAGACATTCAGTTGAACGAAATACAACAGTATTCAGACAAAATCGATTTATATTATAATGCTGACTAAACAACAAATGATTGATAAGACTAATGAGGCAATTGCTGAATTAGTCGTCGAAAAAGAACATCTTACCAAAGCATATAATTATTACGCTGGAATACGTGATAAAGAACAATATAAGTATTTGGAAGAGAACTTTGGAATAGGAAATCCAACTTCAGTAGAGTTTACACCGCTTATTAAAAAGCATGTAGATGCGTTAGTTGGTGAATATTTAGGATTCCCTACGTTACCTAAAATTAGTTGTAAAGACGCAGCTACTATAAGTAATATTCATAGGGATAAACAATTATAGATAAAAGCAGCAATTAATCGTCATCTTAGTAATCATTTAAATAATTTTGTGATTAGAATGATTACTGGAAAAAGTACATCTGATGAGTTTATTCAAGAATAGCTTGATAAAGTTGTTGATGATTTAAATCAATCATTTGTATCCGATTATGAAATTGCTGCATAGAATGTAGTACAATATATCATGCAATCACGTTCTACTGATTTTGAGACTAAAAAAAGACAACTTCTTTTGGATTTATTAATTAGTGGAGAGACTTATTATCAAACAGGGGAAACTCCTAGTGGAACTAATATTAATTTTGAAGTATTGAATACTAAAGACGTTTTTCCTGATATGAATCCCGATTCAATTTATGTTAAGGATGCATCAAGAGTAGTAGTGCGAAAATGGTACACAGTAAATTAGATATTAAATAAATATGGTCATGATTTAACTAAGGACGAAGTTAAAGTAATCCGTGATAATTTAGTACCGTTTAGTGATAATAGCCATTATGGATACATCCCAGGCACTGAAAAATTTACAATTTCTGCGTCTAGAATTACTCAAGATGATCCTAATATTGATAAACGTGCTTAGAATAAAAATCTCTTCCCTGTTTACGAAGTTGAATGGATTGAAGTTGATGAAAATTTTGTAATGTAGCGTTATAAAACAATTCGTATCAATGGTGATATTTTCATTACTAAAGGAATAGATGAAACAGTTATAAGAAGTTAGGATAATCCCACTCGATGCGGATTAAGTGTAAATGGAGTAATCTTTTATAATAGAAGTAATAAACCATATTCTCTAGTTCTAGCATGTGTCGCTCTACAAGACAAATATGATATATTAAATTATTATCGAGATACTATTATTGCTAATAGTGGTGTTAAGGGACAAATTATTGATTTTAGTTTAATTCCAACATTTCTTGGAGGAGAATGGGCAGAACGTATTGCTAAGTGGCAAGCATATCGTAAAGCTGGTGATTTAATTATTGATACATCTCAAGAGGGAAGAAATGAAAATGGCACTGCACCGTTAAATACTATTTTCAATGGATATGATGATACAGTAGCAGTACAGGCCATTCAAGCTATTCAAATGGCTATTGATTCTGTAGAAGCTACAGTGTCATCAATTACTGGAGTATTTAGAGAACGTTTAAATGGTATTGAACAACGTGATGCTGTATCAAACATTAAACAAGGTGTTACTAATTCATTTATTGTTACTAAACATATATTTTAGCAAATGGATTTAATCATCTGTGAATTATTAATGGATGGATTAAATTAGGCAAAATATACTTGGAGAAAAGGATTAACTGGTACAATTATTTTAGGAGAATATCAATAGAAGATTTTCACAGCATTGCCTCAACATTTTACCTTAACTGATTTTGATATACATATTATTAGTAGTTCCTAGATTATGGAAGAAATGGAACGTACTAAGGCAATAATTCCTGAGTTAGTAAAAGGCGGAGTTATGCCACCTGAAGCAATCATTGAATGTTTGAGCGCCCAAGGTTATGCCGATTTAAGATATAAAGTACGAAAAGCTATCAAACAGCAAAAAGACGAAAATAACATTATTCAAAAACTTCAATAGCAAGTCGAAGAAAGTACAAAATAGGCTCAACAACTTTCTAAAGAATTAGAGAAAGCTCAGCAACAAATTAAAGCTCTTGATGAAAAACGTCTTGAACTTGAACAACGTAAGATTCAATTAGAATTTTAGGTTGACAATTTCAAAGCTCAAACTGAACGTACTTATAGAGAAAATTGGTATGATGTTGAGAAACGTAAAGTTACAATTGAAGCAATGCAATTGAATGATGGTAATCCTTATAACGATAAAGTAAATTTTGATAAATAATGGCACAATATGAACAATTATCTGCCGGAGCAGATATAGTATTTCCAATAACTGCAATTCAAGCAATTCACTCAGATAATTAGTCTATTGGTGGAGGGTCTCCTAATGAGGAATTAGTAAGTTTACTAGGAAGATTATTTACTAGAATTAATAATTTAGAGAATCAGGTAACTAATTTAACTAATACTGTAAGTAATCTTAAAAGTCGTCTTAGAACATTATAGGGACAAACATCAACAGAACATTTTACTATATAGTTATATACATATACAAAAGATGAAGATACATATCCAACGCAAAATGATGCTGTTGGTGCAAATTTTGAAAAACTTTTTACAAATAAAGGAATCCTACTTGACGAAGAAGTATTATCTAATAACGGTTGGTTTTTTGAATCGAAAAAAGCAGCATCGGAAGGCATTTCATCCGGATTTGAAGAACCAGCAATCTGGTGTATTAAAATAGAAGTAAGTAAAACAAGAGATTGGTATAAAGCTTATCCAAGTTTATCTTATTTTAAATACGATCCATCTTTATCTGAAGGCGAAGCATTAATTGCAAAATTCAAAATTTTATTAAATTCTGTTGATCAGAGTTGTGATAATAAAATTTCACAATTAAATACTGCTATTACTAATTTAAATAATCAATTTGATGAAGCAGTTCAAAATGTTAAAGATGCTGTTGAAGAAGATGTGAGTACAGCTGTAAATACAAAAGTGGGAGCAGAATTTACTGCTTGGGGCTTAGATAGGGATAAATGGAATAGTATTAATAATTTAACCACATAGTTTACTGGAAATGCTTTTAATACAAAATTACAGCAAGCTCTTTCTCAAAATGGTTGGGGTTCAACCGATCGTATTAATCTTTCTACAAAATTAACTAGTTTAGAAGGAAAAGTAACAACTTGTGACGAATTTGTGACTAATCCTAGTTCTTATATTTCTAGTCGATTAGATGCTAAAACTATTTTAAATAAATTATCAGACGATACTACCAATATTTCATTCGATGGTGTTAATCGTACTGCAAAATCTCGTTTGAATGAAATTTTATTCGGAACTGATAATGGTACAGTAATTACTGCTGATACTTATATGGAAAAAACTGGACTTACTAAATTTAAAGTAGCTATTGCTGGAACTGAAGGAGCAAATAAATCAATTGAAGAAGTACTTCAAAGTAAAGTTGGACTTGAAGAAAATGGAGTACTTTCTCGTGTCGTAGCAGCTTATGCTAGTACTGGAATTGCTGGCTCTGGATTTAATGAAACTTCATTTACAGCATGGGCGGATAGTGATACTGGCAAACGTATTCTCAGAAAGAGTGTTGGGTGTGTAACTAAGACCGTCGATGGAGTTGAAACATACATGACAGTAGATGAGATGATTCCCGGAATGGATCAGGTTGGATATATCGCTCAATAGGCAGCAAGTGGTTAGTGTATGTCTGGTAAATCTTACAATGCTCCTACAGGACAGTGTTCAAGTTCAACGATTTTTATTAAGTCCTAAACAGAATTGAAGTAATTAATACGCTTAAAAGCACAACTAGATTATTATTTATTATATAAATTTATTATAATTTAAGAATGTCATATTTTATTTTTAATTTATAAATAAAAAGTATATATTAAATAATAAGAATAATAGAAGTAGATTTTTAATTAATATATAAATTGTAACAGCAAATACACTATTCTATGGATTTAGCTACCTTATAGTATTCAACAAGTATAGATACTTTAACTTTAGTAGAGCCTTACAATTCTACTAATTATCTAAATGAAGAAAGTGCGTATTCTACATCAAGTTTAAAAGTTAAATATAGTGATTCTGTAATTATAGATGCTCTATTTTTATAGACGAGTGCATCTAAAACTATTCTATCATCTAAATTAACCACAAGAACAGCGGAATGCAAGGACTCGATTATAGAAATTCCCCTTACTGAAGATGGACACATTATAATCTATCATCTAATTCTTCCGACTAATGCTTGGATAGAAAGTGGGGCAGTTGCTAATCAATTACTAAATACTTCTTATCTATATTATGATTTAAATGAAAATAAGATAATTAAAGTAATTTACGATGAAACAGTTAGTTTACAGAGAACTGTATCTTATGAAATAAGTGACTTTGACTTTGAATCGTTTCAAGCAATGTCAGAAAGTTGGAAAAGCCTTTCCAATCCAAATATTCCAGAGGATATGGACATTCTCCACTTATTCATAACAAATAACTTGAGAAAATGTTATGTTCAAACGAGTTATAAAGCTTTAGCTAATAATTTAAATTGTAAAGAGGATGCAGATTTGAAGTTTAGACGAGATTTAATTCACATGGCGTATACCGTTATACAATATCAAATTGATTTAAATCATTATGATGAAGCTCAATTATTGTATGAAGAATTTACAAAATGTGGAGGTTTATGCGGTGATTTTACAGAACCTAGTAAGCATTATGGATGTGGTTGCAGCAAAAAACAAAGTCATTAATGATTTTAGTATATTTTTAAAAAGACTACAAAAAGGCTATAAAGCTGAATATGAGCATATACTAAATCTAATTAATTTAATAGATATATATCAAGAAATCCCTTCAAATAATACTATTTACGAACATTTAATGTATCATGTCTGAAATTTATATTTAGCATAAGACAAATAATAATATCCGTGTTTATAAATAGAACTAGGATGAGGGTTATTCTCCAAACACTGATTACCCAGTAGACATCTATATTGAAAAAACTAATGCAGAAAAATATCTTCGTAGTGACAGATATCTCGCAGAAATTGATACTGAAACTAAACGTAAAGCTGCTAGAGCTAACTTAGGTATTGCTGAAACTGATGCATTAAACTGGGGAAATATTAATGGCGATATTGATGAGTAGGGAGATTTGATAAATTTATTTAAAAGTTCATCTAATTATCAATCTTCCCTACCGTCATCCGCTTATATGCCTGCTGCAGTAGGTAATATTCCGCAAGGAACTACAGTTAGAGAATTAACTGGTACGTAGATTTCAGAATTACTCGATAAGTTATTGTTTAAAGAACAATGGCCTGGTGTTGAAACACATCATACTGTTGGATTAACTCAATTAGAAACAACAGTAGAAGTGGGTTCAACAATTACAGCAGGTTATGTTTATTTCTAGCCTAGTAGAAATGCAAGTTGGGTAACAGCATCTTAGATTATATACTATATTGATGACATTCTATTTAGTTCAACAGATAGTACAGGTACAACTATAACTAATCCCGATTTAGTAACTTATTTACAAGCTAAATAGTATAGACATTATGCCAGAATAAGTTATCCTTCTGCTTCATTTACTGTTGTTAGTAATTTTGGTACGGAATCTACTTATACTATTCCCTCGGGAATTATGTCGACTCCAACAGTAGTTGTAAATGTAAAATTTCCAATATTCGCTTATACTTCACTTACTCAAAGCGATAATGGCACGGGATTAACTAAATAGGCTTTATAGTCAAATAATACTTATACATTTACTTTATTATCAGGAAGTTCTGAACAATAGTTTTTAATTCCAACTACTACTCGCCCAAGAATTTTAGAATGGAATGAAGACTAGCAAGCTTTTACAGCATCCAATACTACTTGGTTCGCAGGTACTCCTGAATAGGTATATGTAAATGGAGTATAGGGTAATTATATACGCTACACCTACGGAGATCAATATAGAGGGGATACAACTGTACAAATAAGCTGGTAATATGGGTAAATTATATACAGGTACATTTAATAGAACTTCTAACTTTAAACTAGCTAAAGCTGCTCCGTTAGATGACCGTGATGTTGTCCAATCAAGAGATGATTTATGGACAATGAATTGGGAGCGATTCGTGTATAATACTATGATTGTTAAAGTTGCTAATACTAACGAACTTTGGATGTTAATTGATGCAACTGATACACGTAGTATATATAATTGGAAATGTATCTACGGAGAGAGTTCACATAATTATGAAATTCGTGTAGATACAAAAGGAATCACTCAGTTGAGTTCGGCAGAAATATTATCATTGCATTGTGATTTATATCGCGGAGAGATTAATAATAATGACCTAGTATCTAAATGGAAACTTGAGCGCATTTCAGTTAATAACATGGAAGATGTTGAATGGAATGCTAGTCATACTGATGTAACTCAAGATTTTACAATTTCAGGATTTTCTGATTTAAGTTTATTAGGAAACAATATCTTTACTATTAAAGCAATAGATAGTACAGGAGCAACTATCGCATCTTATGTATTTACATTACGTAAAGATATTACAATTATTGAAGCACTTACTCCTGAAGCAAAAACTGCATTAGTTAAAATTGTTCAGGAAGACTCTCTAGCTGGGCATTATAATTATGTTGCTAACGGAGGATTTAGCGGATAGGATAAAGTAAATGAATTTTCATCTAGCACTTCTTTAACAGAAGATAGCCTGCCAATCTATTCTAATTTCAATAAATGGAATTACTCGAACTGTGAAATTATTAGGAATCCTGTATTCATTACTGGTTTCGGATGTCATTTAAGTACTTAGGGATTTTTAAATCAAACGATTGACAAAACATTAAATATTGGTGAAGAAGTTACGTTAAATATTACAGCTAAAGCTCCTAATGGAAGTTCTGAAAGTACTTTGACAATTATTATTTGTGGATATACAGTTACTTTAACTTTAGGAACTGAATATGCAAATTATAGACAAACTTTTACAATTCAAGATGGAACTCAGGTTATAAAATTTAGTGGGCGAGGTATATTAGGTAATATTGCTTTATATAAAGGAGTATTAAGATCCGACTATATTCCACAATTAACTGAGAGTTAGGTTGATTCGAGAAATGAGTATTTAAGACAAACGTTTTCTGACAATTCTTCAGAATATCCTGGGAGTGCCAAATCAGATAAACTTATCAGATTAGGCAATGCTGGAATTTCTGGAGGATACAGTAACGGTTCTGAATTGGCGTTTTGGTCAGGAGAAGACGATATTGATAATATACTTTTCACAGCAAATACATTCCGTGATCAACCATTTAAAGAAGATACTAATTCTCATTGTAAATATCTAGTAACACAAGATGGATTTCTTGTTGCTTTGAATACTGTTGCTCATGGGCAATTTAAAGGGATATTTAATGGAACATTACAAGGTAACTAGCAATTAGCTTATCGAATTTTATTTCCTGACAATTTTAACGAAAACGAATTTTTCGATTTGTCTAAATTAGATTCGATATGGTGGTTCTAGGAATATGGAAATATTGTTTTTAACAGTAATATACATCTTGAATTACCGAGATATATTGAAAATAGATGGTATGACTGTAAACAAAGCAGACTTCATATTTTAGCTAGTATTGGATCTAAGATAATTATTAAGAATAATACGCATGTGTCTATTTTTATTACTTATGATGATCCAAATACTCCGTTAGAAATTACCCCTAATTCATTAGTTATATTTACACTAAATTTAGATACAAGTCATAGTGAATCATCACAAATTAAATGGAGTTACGAAAATCTATCTATTGACCTATGATTACATTAAATAATATTCCAATAAATAGCAACTGGAATGACATTGCTAGCAAATTAAATAGTAATTTTACTACATTAAATCAGGAAGTTACTAGTATTGCAAACAGCATGAGCGTATGTAAAGGTATTTTTTAGAATTATAGCTTATTAACTCAAACTGTACCTCATCCTCTAGTAGGTCAATATGCTTATGTTGTAGATTATACAGAAATCTAGGGAGATCCAGTAGTTTATGAGATAAATGGATTTACTCAATATTTATGTCTTCAAGAGGGTACTTGGTCAACAGGTTCTCATGTAGATAGTCTTGGAGAAGATATCGACTTAACAGGATATGTTACAGCTTCTACTTTTGATACACAAATTGGAATTATAAATACTAATTTGTCTAATTTTCAAAGTCAAACAAGTAGTACATTAGCTACATTATCTGGAACAAGTTCACAGCATGAAAATAAAATTACTTAGTTAGAAGAAGCTGTGTTTGGTGTTCCCGCACACGACGATGTTGAGGAAATTGAACGTACTGTTGCTTACAAATCAGACGTTGCATAGATTGAAGCAGATCAATCTGCTATTGAAGGAAATATCTCCAGTCTTGCGCAAATCATAAAACTTTCAACTGTCAATTTAAATAATTTAGCAAGTGGAGAGGGTTCAGATAGAATCAGTAACTATGAATTTCTTGATAATACTACTTCTACACCTACTATTTTAAATAATGTTGCTAGTTGGGATAGCCTTAAAGAACGAATCCAATAGTTACATAGTTATACAACTAATTCTAATATAACTTGGGTATTCTATGGAAGTATTGGAAATATAGGTTATGTAGTTGTTATGATGCCTGGAAATGAAACTGCACAAAGTAGTACTATTTATTGTATTACTGCTGCTCCAGTATCATTAATGAATAATACTTCTATTTCAACTTCCGATGGAGTAGATTTAGGAATCAAAAAATTAGTTTGGTCAGGAACTACTTCTGGTTATACTTGGGTTAATTTAATACAAGTAATGAGCGAATCAGAGTACGAAACTTTAGATGCTAATAATACTGTAGATAATTCATTAATATATTTTACAACTGAATAATGGCTATACGTATAAATTCTGTAGAAATTAGTGGAATTTATTTCGCTAAATAGGCCATGTCCTATGCTCATACTGCCTCTCAATTAGTTTGGTAGGCAATCAGAAGTTGTTTTGGAAATGGTAGATGGGCTAAAGATAAATGTTGGAAATCTACTGATGGATGGAAAAATAATTAATTTATGGCGAAAAATATATTAACACTTGGTCCTAGCGACGGAACTCAAAGAACATTTACACTAAATGGTGTTGCTTGTTTGAGTATCATATATCATGGAGAAGAAATCGCTCTTACAGATTTAAGTTTTGTCTCGTCTTTACCTTGGGACTACTCAATTCCTGATACTGGTTATACAAATGATACTACCTATTAGATGAGTGGTGAACTTATTGAGGCATATTTACAAGAAAAACTAAAAAACTAGATTAGTGGTATAAGAATTGCAGCTGCATCGGATCCAACAAATCCAACTGAAGGGTTATTATCACCGGATGCGAATGATAACAATGCAATTAACTTAACTGGAGAATTATTAAAAATCCAATAGGATATTTTATCAAAGACTACTGGTGTCGATCCAACAAAAACTGTATCAGCATCGGAGTTTTGGAATCAATATATCAAAGAATATAATTTTACTACTTCAGTACCAAGTCAAGCTGAATCTATTGGAGTATGGGTTGACAGTGAACCTACAAATATGACAACGTTGTCTTATGGTTAGATTGCTTTAAGACTCGTTAATAACCAAAATCAATATTATTATACTCCAGCTCACCCGATTGTTGGTGTTGCTAGTAAACAAATTATTTATCCTACTTTAACGTTTGCCTTGTCAAACGAAGCAAGAAATTTAACTCATACTAGTAATATTAATAAGAAAAGTACCATTTATTTGAATTATCAATGTGGCGTTACTTTAATTAATGCTGCGGATAGAGCTTCAGAGTTTAATATTGGTGGGTCCACTTTAACTTTTAGATTCTATACTAATAATTCCTCTGAACCTTTTGATACTCGTGTTATAGAACTTCCTATAGAAGAATCGCAAGCACGAGCTATTGGTACTCCACTAGTTATGGATTTCGGTGATAGAAATAACGTAAAAGTTGTCGGAACTCTTGAGACTGGATGGTCTGAAGATGGTAATAATGCAGACTTTGAAGTTACTTCAACTGCAACAAATACTCACGAATCTTAGTTAATTCAATTATCTTTAAGTTGGGTAAGTAATATTACTTCTTACGGAACAACTTCTGGAATTAACTGGAGCAGTACTTCTCCATCACGAGCACAATTAACCATTACTGGTGAACAAGCTAATGTTTCTGGTATCATTACAACTCTATATAATTTAACTGCTAGAAATTCTAAAGTAGTTGGCCAACGTATTAATAATAATACTACCTTAACTATTTACAAAACGGAATGTGTTCAAGATACTATAAATAGATTTGTAATTATATCTGAATTAAGTGGAATCACCTCTAATTATTTGTATATTGAATTACCTGTTGGTAATGTTGTCGGTTCCGCAATTTGTGTACAATATTCAGATTCTGGTGAAGAAGTAACAGCATTCTCTAGCTATACCTATGAACCTACTTTACACGTAACATAGTATAGTACAATTTCATTTAACTATAAAACATTCAATGCTCCGTCAACTACGATACCTATTACATTTAATGCCTTAGATGGAACTACAGAAGTATCGAAAGATGTAATTAACGTAGTAGGAAGAGAAGGAACGGTAAATAACGTTATTAACTTTTCTGATACAAATAGTTATATTACTATCGATGAAGAAGTTTATAATAAACGTATTCAATTAGGTATATCAGAAGTTTCGGGAGTAATTCCTATAGGTTCAAATCCTTCATATGAATATAATGCTAAATATAAGTCAAATAACCAAACAGATAGAAATCATTGGGTGAATATTTATGCAGATGCTACTGCCGGAACGAATAGAATTGGTGTGCTTACTAATGTAGTATATTCATTAGTAGGTTCAGGATGGTATCCTGCAAACCCAGCAAGTGGATAGCCTGCTTATTTACAATTATCTAATGGTGCTGCATTAACTCTTCCAGGAATTTTTGGTAATCATAATCAATTAGGAAGAAGTATTGAAATGCTTGTACAATTTAATAATTGTTTGGATACTTCTTTAGATTGTATTACAGCAAATTACAACGGGGTAAATGTTTTTGCAATTTCTCCTGATCGTGTTAAGGTTGGATATCAATTTGACCAATCTTCTAAAGGATTTGCTGCTGCACCTATCAGTTATGGTCGTTGGGTACATATTGTTGTTGTGATGGAAGGTGAAGGAGTAAATGGTAGTAGAGAATGGACAAATGGCAATACCGTATTCTATAGTAAGAAAGCAGGCCGTTCTTTATATACTAATGATGTTTACTTCCATATTTATATAGATGGTACTAGAAGTTCATCAAAGACTATGATGAATGGAGCATTCAATTATAATTCCGATATTAATTTCTCTAGTAGTTCTACAAATATTAATATTGCATTCGTGAGAGCCTATGATCAAGCTCTTACTTCTGATCAAGTTTTAGGACTAAGTAATACTGCTTATGGTTCAAGCGAAACAATTGGTAATAAAATTGCAAGAAATAACTTACTTGAAACCATTGATACTCCTAATATTAATTTTACTAGTTATAATACTGATCATGCTGTATTACTAATTGATGGTGATATGCGTGCTTTTAACAATAGTCTGTAGAAAAAGGATGCTATCGTTGCAAAGTACCATGCATTATTTCCTGGGCGTGAATCATATGTAACAAAAGATATGATTACAGATGAGAACGGAAATATCTCATTAAATACTAATAATCGATTTAGTAAAAACATTCTTTCTTTATATCCCGAAGACCAAATTCAAGGAACATCATCTCGTGTATATCCAATACATAATATTCGTTGGTATATGAAGATGAAATCGTAGGGAAAAAGGTCATCTTCTCCTACAGTAGGTGATATCGGATATACCGATAATACAATGACTTGGTATCCTGTTTATAAAAAGTCTAAAAATATTTATAAATATCCAACTAATTGTGTATTATATCCGGATTACATGGCATATAATAATGGTATTTTAACATTTAGTTTTAACCATATTACTTATGCTTCAGTATTAGGTTCCGAAGCGTCTAATGATGTTATTGAATTTCAAGTGAATGCATCTGAATTCACTTCTACTACAAATAATAACAGAAAATTGACTACAGATATATCATTTATTTACAATGGTTTAACTTATTATGTTGTCTTATCAAGAGCATTTGTATGTGAAGTTCTAAATGCTGTAGATAAAGTACAACTTGCTGGAGAATATAAGAAAGGAACATCAATATCTACTTTACAATTTGACCCTTCAACTCATTTAGTAACTATTAATGAAGGTACAGAAACCGAAGAGACTTTCTCAGTTCCCGAAGGAGCAGCTGTTGTTAAAATAGCTAATAGTAATAGTGGTATCAAAGTCCATAGCGGATTTGCTTTAACTGAAGCTGGAGATTCCAAGGTATTCTGTTTAAAAGCAGACTTTGTGGATAGTTCTCAAACTCATAATACTGGCACTTGTTCTGCTCTTAATTCTATGTATGATACTTATAAGGACTTTGCTCCTCCTTCACATAGTATTAAGGATTCAGATGGAAATGAAACTAGTTATCAATCTGGTATTGAAGGACTTCCTATTGATGTTTTCTGGATAAATACTAACCCAGAAACTCCTGGTAGAACTGCGAATGGAGACGGATATTATTATTGGCAAGACCAATTACAAAAGTTATATTATACAGAAAATACTCCTAACTATCTTGGTAAATATATGTTAAACCAAGATAAGAAAAGTTCTGGCGATCTATTCGGATTATACGAATTTACACCACAAGAAGGTGGTTTATCATATTATGATCACACTGTGCCTAATCTTTGTATTGAAGTTGGTACTAATCGTCTTTTGTGGACAAACTGGATTCCGGAAATATTAAAAGGTAGTACTTCATAGTATGATATTTCTTATCCTGGAGATTATAAGCTTAATTGGAATCTTAATAACAATACAGGAACTGGTTGGACTGTACAAATGGTGAAAGACTACTTTGATAGTACCTTAGTAAATACCCATAATGATTCTTCTGATCCAGCTAATCCCAAAGAAGCTTCAGGTGATGGTGATTCATCAACTGAATTATGTTGGGAAGTTAGAAATTATAATGTACCAGTTTGGGATGGAAATACTTTAGAAGAAGTTCTTGATTATGCAGATGGTGAAACTTTAACTGATTTAATTGATACTTGTGAAGAAAATATTGAGAAAGGTAAATCTGGACATGATGTTACTATGGCAGACGATATTGCACAACAATGGGCAGAACTTTGTCAATATATTTGGGTGAGTTTCACAACAACTCCTGGATTTAGATATTGGGATTCTAAAATTATGAATTATGACTACGTTCTTTGTGGATTTAAAGGATGGAAAACTGACATTGAATCTTGGAGAAATGCTTTATACACAGGTTATTGGACTGTAGTTCCAAATACTAATAATACTAAGTATTCACATTATGAAAATAATGTTGCTGTATAGACTATTACCTGGAATTCTACTGTCGGCGGATTTATCTACGAAGGAGGTATTTACGCAGGTGAATTATACTGGCCAAAGAGTACTGACGAACTAAATTATGGTTCTGATTCAAGACCAGTTACTGCAAGTAAGATCTATTAGTCAAATGAATTTCTAAATACAGTTTCTAAACACTTCAATGTTAAGAACTTGTGTTTGTGGTATATTTATACTGAAATTTATTTAGCTCTTGACCAAAGAACTAAGAACTGCACTTTAGCAACTTGGGATGTTCAACTTCGTGCGACTGAAACTGAAAAAGCAAATGCATTAAACACTACTAACTTATTAAGTAATAGTGAAAATGGTATTGAATATGCTCACTGGAATTTTATACCTTATGACAGCGATACTGTTTTAGGTGTAAATAATAACGGTAAGTCATTGGATAATGAGGGTAATTTTACTATTCCTTATACTTCTACAGAACAAACTCTTGATAATACAGGAAATCCTAATTTTGCAGGTCATTCTAATTGTTTATGGAAACTTGTTCGCGATACCCTTTATGGCGCATATGGACAAATTGTTGATAACGGAGAAATTCCTGCAACTTTAGTCGGAGCTGCTAGTGTTCTATTAACCAATAAATCTAAAAACGCTTGGAAAAATAGATATAATCAAATCGCTAATAACTGGCCAGATATTATCTACAATAAAGACCAAGAATTAAAGTATCTATTACCTATTACTGAATGGTCTTATTCATTAAGAAATGCTAATACAAATACATTTACTACTTCATTTATCGATAATATTCAAGGTACAGCATACCTATTTAGAAATACTCTTATTGATAAATGTTATTCGTACCTATATGGTAAATATGGTTCTGAACAATCGGATATGTGTGGATTCAGATTTAGTAAGACAAGTCTTCCTGGAAGATTTAGTGCTTATGGTATTCTAGCAGATAAATGTTGGGTTAATGGTCAATTAAGCTCTGTAGGTACTAAAACAGGTACTACATCTTGGGTAAGTGATGCGTCGAGTGCTGAAGCTACTATATTTTCTGGAATAGAGAATATGTCCGCTTTAGTATTTAGTCCAAATACTAATAGTCATGAATTTAATTTCCCGACAGAAGCAGTCATTGAAATTGGTGATTCGTTTGATACAACTGCATTATCTAAGTTAGAAACAATTACTTTCGATCTGAGTACAATGGGGGTTTCTAGTACTGGAAATATTATGAATCTAGAGGGTTCACCAAGAACTCATTTGATAGGACTAAAACATTTCCATATTACTAATCCATCTAATAGTTCTATTACTTGTCAATGGAATCAGATAAATTTAGCTACAGCTCAATATATGGAAGATTTGAATATTGATAGTCAAAATTCTATTACATCAATTTCAACCATTTCTTCTGCTAATTTAACTGAATTAAAGATTCCATATCCAACTCAAGGTATTACAATTGATTCTTGTACGTCATTAATATTCGATAGAGATCATCCTAATACAATCCAATTCTACGGACCGACAGGATATAAATTTGGTTCTAAAAATGGTAATACTAATTCAATTGCTTAGATTACAATTAAGAACTCTCCAGGTATTGATATTGATTACTTCCTTGAAAGATTCTGTATTTTTGATGCTGAGAATAATTTATATCCTAAATCTTTAGATATTGATAATTATAATGGTGATGGTCATCAATTAGACTTAATCAGAGCAGTTTTAGCAAAAAATTCTAATTGGGAATTTAATCATAATATTAGTAAAGATGACTTTGTTATAACAATCAATAGCTTTAAATATTTACAAGTTTTTGACGAAATAACTTATATGTCTGAAGATTCAGAACTATTTAGTTGGATCAAGCAATTAACTAATTAGTCTGTAAATATTCCAGATTATACTGGTATTAAATTTACTGAATATACATTAGACAACGAAGGAAATTTTGCCAACTGGATTAATGATATGTATAATATTACTAATCTTGACAACAACACTGGATATGGATCTGGACTTCCAGACTATAAACCAAGTGGTCATATTGGTATTATATTAAATAAACGACATGCATATATAGGTAAGTATAAGGCTTCGACTGATACTGAAATTCTATTACAACTTGATGATAATAATAGAAACAACTTCTTAAACGGCGAAGATAATTCTGCACAATCTTATATTCGTGGAGGTAGTGATTCTGCAAGACCTGTATATGATGTCTGGATAAAAGAGCCAGAATACTATTATAAAGGAGTAAATGACTATCAAAATGGCGTTCGTTATATCTTCTTCAGTACTAATGATAAATCAGATGAATTACCTACAGTTGATGGAACTATTCCTGAAAAAATTGCTGCAAAAGGATAGTTAATTAAATTAGAAGATCTAATTTCAGTAGAATATGGTAATTTAGCAAATTCTTCCGAAAGTATATTATATGTACCTAATTATTATATTGCAAGTAATACTACTATTAATAATTTGAATCGCAGAGATGTGTCTCTACTACAAAATAGCGCATATAATACTATTCGTATTGACATTTCTGAATATGATCATATTCAATTCCCTGCATATTGGGTTGAAAATGTAACATGTCTTGCTATTGTTGATTCTAATAATATTGTAAGATATACATCGCTTGTTTCTACATTAGATGCTCAAAGTCGTGGTTATACCTTATATTCACCATTCCTTTATCATAATAAAAATAAGTACAAATACTTATATGTGACAATCCCTTCATCACTTTGGGATACACAAAGTGCAGGAGGATTTGATGATACTTATCTATGGAATTATATTTGGATGACAAATAGTAATAATCCAGTAGATTGGGAGCCTTTCTGGGTATTCCATAAAGAAAGTCTAGGTGGAGTATATGAAGCATCAAGCGGTACAAATAGTTTAGGACAGATTGCATATTTTTCTAGAAGTAATGCTGCAACAGCTTATACTAACTTCGGAATAATGCAAGAAAACTGCTATCGTAGAGGTGCTAGCAATGAAAATGGTGGAAGTTTCCACGCATTTTCTTATGAGCAATCGAAAGATGTAGCAAATCTATATTATGCCAAATATGGATGTAGAAATAGCCAATGGCAATGTGGTACAGGAACTCATGATTATCAAAAAATCACGGGATTAACTGATTTTCTTGGAATGCGTGATACTGCTGGACATAAAAAAGATGCCGACTATACTTAGAATGCTACTTCAGAGAATTGGTATGTTAATTACAAGAATGATACTAATACTTCTACTAGTTTCAGTAATGGTAACGGACCAAAGATTGCTGGTTATTATAAACTTGATGGAACTTGGGGAGGCACAGTAAATAGTACGAATGTAATGGGATATGATAATTTCCAAGGAGATAAGTGGGAAGTTATAGGTAATAGTTGGTGGAATTTAGGAACCGTTAATTATCTTATGTAGCTTACAAAACCTCATGGCGGACTTAATATTGAAGGTTCGGATACTCCAAATCCTGATTTACTTGCTGAAGCACAAAATAAAGTTATTAGAAGATTTTATAATCGTCTTCAGGGTACGTCTGGAGGCACTATTGCACTTATGAGAGGAGGCAGGTATGCTGATACTTTGGGTGTGTATAGTAAGGAAACGGCTTATGCTGATTCTTATGGAGACGGACATTATTATGCTGAGTCAGCTAACCGTTGCCTGGGTCGTTCCGGTGGCTCCGGCTATGCCTTTGGCGGG